TTAAAGTCTTAACAAAGATAGTAAGGGTCATATTCAAGTGAGCCGGTACTCACAAGAACTATCACGTTGGTTTGATTAGAATCGATAAGGGGTGGGGGTGAGCATTGACGGGAAGAGCCAACCTCAAATTTTTATTTGTATTTATATTTTATTCACTACCACGGATGTGATAGTGGGCAGGGATTTTGGGGACACCGTTTCGGATTAGAGTAACGCAGCCATCATGGCCATGGCTTTGAGGGCCTCCGGAGAGGTCGCCAAATCCATACCTTTCTGACCAAGCTTGGCTCCTTTCCTAGCGGTGGATTTCAACTTCTTGAGTATATGTCGGTCGTTCGAGGAAACGAGGGGAACCTCGGTTCGCAAGTGCCACAACAGAGACGAAAGTCCTGCTGCGGATGGTGGAACGACCATTTTATAACTCGGGTCTTGAGAGTAGAAGTTGAGAGTGTAGTGACACTCAATGCGAACGACTTGTCCTGCGGAGATACCATTCACTCCAACGATACCCATAGGGATATCTAACTGAGGAACGTTAGGTTCCAACTGTTCAGGAGAGTTTGGTACGAAATGCCAGTGAGCACCTCCTTCGGTCTGACCCTCGCTAGCGAGGCGACCGCGGTATTTGTCGAACGGTAAAGACGCAATTACGTCGTACATGGTACTCCCCTTCGGGATCGTCAGTTCGTTATCCACGTTGCCAACAGCAATTGAACCAGAGTTATCGAGAGTCGAGCCTTCATATGTGACCAGCATGTCGCAAGCGACTACCTTAGCATACTTAGCTTTCTTCAAAACTGCAGCCCAATCGGGTTGGTAAGAATCCATGACGAGCTCTGAGTACACCGCCCCACAGGACATCAAAGTCGCTGCGAGTGGCGTGAGTTGCCATTGGATTCCAGCACTATCACCGGGTTCCAAATCGTTCAAAATGATCGAAATGGCCGTTGTAATAGTGGCGTTGACAGCAATAACCACTGAATCATGTCCATGACCACCACCACCTACATAAAGTAGAGTAGCAGCGCTCCATGCTCCAGAAATTAAAGTGCGGACAGCGACCTCGACCTTGGGAGCAGAACCAATAACATCTATGTCTAGAGTAAAGGTCCCACCCACCGCTGATGAAAGAGGAACACCTAAATAAGCATTAATACCAACACCAGTTATCCATTGTCCCATGACTGAACAAGGTTGTTCACCTGTCATAGATCTGGAACCAAGGGTCGAGTACGCGGTCCCAGAGATTACATCAGCTGAGTCAGGTACCGTCGCCAAACGGGAAATTCGGAGTGGATCATTGAGATCCGGTTGAGCAATAATACTAAAAGCGCTCCCTTCAGGAGTGTCGGCGTTGAAGAGGAATTCATGTACGAGGGGGAAAGTAGCAGCACCAAGTCTACCAGGAGCCCGTTGGGGCATTATCACAGCGCCGGAAGAAGGATCAATCATATGCTCAGCAATACTCTCGAGGTGAGAGAAATCGCGGGGCGCCGACTGAAGATTCCGGACAGCAAGGATGGCTGCTTCTTTCTTCTGTTGTTTGTTCTTGACGTTTGACATCGAGAGTAACTAATAAATAATAATGGGGGTTTGAGGGTAAGGGGGGAGTAACAATAACACAAGAGGGTTTAATACCGTAGGTTAGTGTTTAATATCGATTTTAATTGTGGCCGCGGATCAACCAAAACTAAGGTGGGTCTAAGATCAACCCGAAACATCACCAAGGTAATCGCGATTCCAAATTCGAAACCACGCCGCCCCAGTGAAAGCGCCCATTTTGAGAGCGTTAGCCCTCATACACGACAGCATATCCATATATGTCTGTCGGTCAATTCCATAGCGCTGCTCCATAATTGGAACCCAGATCTCGATCCAGTTCGCTTCGTCCTCCGCGTCAAGACGAAACTCCTTACGATCGTTCACTATGTTCCTCCATTCCCAAGCCAATTTGGCCTCCTTACCCTCATCTTTCGACCAAGCGTCGACCCAGATTTGAGCAAGGGGATCAAGAATAAAGGGTTCCTGACCTTTGGCAACGGCTCTATAGTGCATAGCCATATTTTTCTTCCAGTAGTCGATCGACTGCTCACCACGAGCAATCTTTCCACTCCATTTGTGCACTCTACTGGGTAAAGGGACCCAATAGATTTTCTTCTGTCCAGCAACAAAAACACCTTTCAAAAACTCCGAACCGTTAAACAACTTCCCATGTAATTGAGGAGCCGTCACGTACGTCATTTTCAAACCCAACAACAAACCAGCAATCTCCACCTCTTTCTCGCGATCAAGGGGAATCTTAGCCAATTTAAAGCCTCCACGAACGTAAGCTAATTGTTGGTGGTAAACGAACAGACCCACAGTGTTCATGAAAAGGGTCCAAGGAGCACCTGAAGGTAAGCACTCGTCCGTTTGTTTGTAATTGAAACCGGAAGCTTGACGATTTCCAGTATGAATGTTTCTCATATAGTTAATTTCCGACTCGGTGAAACCAAGATCTGCCATGATTCTCCACTGTTGATCAGCGAAATAACCACGTTGTGTACTATCATACGAAGATGCATCACAATCACCGAAGTAATCAGTGTTATCATCTCCACATAAAAATACGATGTTAGCCGAACGGGCTGGAAATTTTGTAGCAATATCGGAAAGCCGACGTTGGGTCATGCCACTGGCCCAAACGTAGGTGTTGTGTGTAATAGGACACGTCCAAACACCTCCAGCCTTCTTCAATTTCTTCACTATTGAGTCTAAACGTGCAATAACATTGAGATACGCTACTGCTTCGACATACTGAATAACTCGGGGTTTTAACTTCCCGACTTTATCATCACTCTTGACGAAAATTTTAAACTTCCCTTCATCCCACTCAACATCACACTTTAAGCGTTTTGAGAGCTCCTCCAACATACGTTTTCGGGAATTAGGGTTGTTCATCTGTTCCACCTTCATTGATAACAGCTCAGCTCCTTCGATATCACGTGCTTCACGATTGACATCACCTCGGACCTTCCAACTAGAAGGTAAGCTCGTCTTGGGAGCACGTTTGAAAACACGCCCTTTATAACTCACTTCCTCCACAGACTCAGGTTTCTTAACTCCTAAGCGGCCACCTACAGCGGCTAGTTGACTAACTGTATCGTTAGCGTAACAGTGGGGTTTTGCACCAAACGATTGTCCGTAAACAACCCCCGTTGTGTTTTTCATAGTAATGTCGTTTTTACGGACTTTGCTAATCTTCACACCCTCCTCAATAATCGGAGGCAACGGTTCACCTTTCCAAGAGTGAGCGGCCGGGACGACAGAAGCTCCGCACTTGCGAAACTTTATCTCCTCGGGTTCAAACTGGACGTCAGTGATGGGATGTTCATTATCCTGCAAACCCTGCAAGATAGTGACCTCAGCTCTAAGCACTTCCTCGGGAGTGGAAGGTTTAGCTACAGTCGCCTTAGAAGAAATAACAAATTCTTCGGAACCCACGACCGTGGGTTCGTCATCATAAGGTATGTCCTCAATGGTTGTCCGTGGAGTAGATCCCGCCGCCATTTCATCTTCGGACTCAGATTCGGATGCCTCCTCTTCTTTGTCTTTGGGATATGGGTGTTCTCCCTCTTCACTCTCAACGTCCACGGGGGGCGTCGAGACGAAATCCTTTTCAGCCATTAGTGCGACTAAAAGGGACAAAGCTTCTGCTGAAGTCTGTTTGACAACAACCGAAGGTGATGAAGGAGCCGCATCAAACACGATGCCGGCAGGTTCTACGGACGTAACCGTAGTTGCACAAGGTTTCGGAACTCCGAAAGATAATACCGAAGGGTATGCTTTCTCTTTCAAATGTACGAAGTTAGGTAGTAACCACTCCTCTGCTGTTAGGGTTGGGGACGACGTACTCAACAACCAATGGTAGACGCCATACGAAACTGACAAGTCAGCAGCATGGTTAGCCCAACAAAGGAGGTCGATGTCATCCGTCACCTTCCCAGCCATCATATTAGTTCGGAAATTCGCGCTACTAGCAGAGCCAGCAAGCTTGTCAAACCAAACAGCAAACGAGAGATCAATTTCAATCTCACCGTATCGATGACGAGGGTGATATACATCACTAAGTTTCATACAATCCAAAATAAACTTCGAGAGAAAACCATATGGTTCAGGAGAGTCCTCTGCAGAACACTCTAAAATCACAGTGGTGGGTTTCCTCAAGAAATTAGGTTTGGACTCCACGTCGATCACCAGCACATTCCTCCACGTCTTGACAACATGAACAGAAAGTGGATAATCTGTATTCCCATACAAGATCGCGCGCATCCTTCCACAAGGACAATAATGAAGATCACTCGTTTCCGAAACTTCGAACGCCGCAACCCAACTAGGGGCAGGATGTTCAGAGCAACTTCGAAAAATAAGAGAATCTTCTCCATCGTCAAAGGGGATCCCGGTAACAATACGTTTGGATAGACTTTCCATGATATCCAAATGAACCATTGCTGGCTCACTCAAAGTATCAACGTCCCAAAACATATCATCACTTTTATGACCAGGCAACTTCGAGTTTTTCAACTTAAAATTGATCTGATCATGGGGTGTAAGATACGAACGTAGCGCTTCAAAACCAGAAGCAACTAGAGAACCGTGAATAGGTGTGTTTAATGACGGTTGAAAATCTGGCATCACCATGGCTTCATCCGGGACGGGTCTTGAAGCGAGATAATTGAGACGTTCGGGCGTCGAACAGGGACCCGAATTGGAAGAAGAAATTACATTCCCTTCAGCGGAAAGCGTTAACTCAGAGTTGGTATCAAATGACGGTAAACGAATACCGCGTCCCAAACGGGATGCATTGACACGGTTCTCGGCCTCCTTAGAATACAAAGATTGACCTGGGTAGATCGTTCCAGTATTTGGGGATTCGAAGTTAACACGTTCATAAGATGACCCGGTACTAAAGTACTGGTGGGCGGTCCGAGTCATCTCTGAAACGAAATCGAGTGGAAATCCACAAGATCTCGAAATAATTTGCCCGTCAAGTTGTTCATCAAATTCACTACGTGACGAGGGGGAGGGGTCCGACCGGT